GGAAAGGTTTTGGATTTAATTGAGGCTTCAATGCCAGAAGGTACGCAATGTGAGAAGTTTAAAAAATTGATGCAAGTCCCTATGTATGATTTTAGAAACGAGATATTAAAAATGGTTTCCTTGGGCGTAGAAGACTGATTATATAAAAAGTATAAAAAACGTACCATTTTCGTAGAAAAAGTAGTATAATAAAGCGTATACCTATATATAGGTATACAATAATCTATTTGACAGAAGGTCGGAAGTGGCTTAGACCAACCTTCTAGTTACAAATAATATATATATTATTACTAGGAGGGATACTATGGCAGACGATGTTATCAATAGGATTGAGAAACACATGGAAGGAAATACGTTGGCCCTTTCTGCTGTTGCTGAAGTCTTGCAGAAGATGGATGACCGCTTCATTCGTGATGAAGATGCGTTTATTGCAAAGCAGGAACAGGATCAGGCTGTAAATGAACGAACTGCAATGGTGAAAGCTATTGCTTCTGAGGTCTATGGCATGATGAAAGCCGACAATGGAATGGATGTAGACGGCACGAAGGTACGGTCTGGTACTAAGATGAAGGGTAGGGGGGAAGACTCAGAGTCTCCCATAAATCCTACTACTAAGATTGCAGACCAGCAAGCTACCATTCAAGCAGCTAAGGATGAAGACGACGACGAAGACGAAGATATGGAAAAGGAAGGAAACGGAGCAAACGAATATCCTGAGAGGGAAGACGAAGATAAAAAGGCTATGTACAAAGGTGACAACGAGGAAGAAGACAAAGATAAGAAGTTCAACTTTGATAAAAATAAAGACGACAAAGAAGATGAAGACTTGGAAGAGATGGCAAAGGAGCTTGATGCTTTGAAAAAGCAGATAGCTACTACTGAAGCTAACATGCAAAAGGCTGTTCAGTATGAATCTGAGCAACGGCTTCGGAAGATGGGATTTAGAGAGGAATTGGGTCTACAAGCACCCCAGCAGATATCTCCCCTTGGAGTTGATGGCTCCACCCCTCTGGTGAAGTCTAGCAATCCTATAGACACTGTTGACCAATTGGCGAGCATGTCTTATAAGGAATTGCGAAATCTCCAGGCTCAAATTGAGATGGGTGATACTGAAGGAGTTCCTAGGGAACTACTTAATTAAATTTAGATTAAAGGAGTCACACTATGGCTAATCCTAGTTTATCAGAATATCTAGCACAGTCTCAGCGTGGCCTGTATCAGTCAGTATTCGGCCCTGAATACTTGATGAAACAGACTTACCACACTGTTGATGGAGCTAGTCAAATTTTCAATACAACTTATGGACGCAAGGTGTGGCAAGCTTTGAACAACCAGACTCGTTTCTTCAATGCTGTTCCCAGAGTAGTTTGGGGCAATACGGCTGGTTGGCGTGTCAGGACTGACCGTGGCTCTAGTAGGTCACGACCAGTAACTGAGACGGGAAGTCTCCCCACGGTGGACATTTCCAATATTGCTACGGTATCGAGCTTGCCTCGTATCGTATCAACGACCTTTGGTGCTTCCGTGAAGTCCGTCTTCACGGCTCAGTTGGAAGGCGGTATCGGAGATGTTCTGGCGATGGAGAATGAGAATTCCCAGCTTGACCATATCAAGGAAATCAACGAGGAGTTGCTGGCTGGCAGTGCGTTTATCGTATCTGCTGGTGGAACGACTGCCTTCACAGTACCCGCTTCTGTCGCTCATCACTTTAAGATTGGCGATGCTGTCTCTATGAATAACGTAGGGACGGGCTTTGACCGCACTGGTGGGTCTGCCGTTTCTGCGGTAGACACGGGCACTGGTGTAGTTACTATCGCTAATGGAACTGCTTTTGCAGACGGTGACATAGCTGCGATATTTAGTCGTGCTGGCTTTACTTCCCTTGATGACATTGTAGCAGAAGATGCTATGGTTGTTGGTGGAGGTTCTGGTGGTGCTGAAGTTAGGGCTTACGACCTAACCTACAGTGACCGTGTTGCTGGTACGTGGAATGCCGCTGCTAGTGTTCAGCTAAACAGTGGTACTGGACGGGCTTTGTCCCTCACTCACCTGGATACGGCTATCCAGAAGATTCGTGAGAATGGTGGGGAACCGAAGCTAATCCTTTTGGGCCACGATCAATACTTCAACCTTGAGCGTTTGTTGAATTCCAACCAACGTTATATGGGTCAGGAAGAGTATCAGGTTGGTGTCGGTTCAGAGCGAACCTTCCCTGGTACCCGAACTGGTTTGGTCTTGGCTACTTATCAGGGAATCCCCATACTCCCTGATGCGGATGTGCCTAAGTCCGTAGCATCTAACGATGCAGTCTTGGGTTCTAACATTTACGTGTTGGATACTGATTACCTAGAAATTGCAGTTGCTCAACCTACTCAGTACGTTGAGAACCGTGACTACTTCGCTGCCAATGCCTTGGTGGTGAGGGGACTCCTGTATACAATGGGAGAAATGCGGTGCAAGAACATCTGGGTTCAGGCCAAGATTGGCGACCTAAACGCTTCCTAAATTTTCCTGGGGGTGGGGGCACTCAGCCCCTGCCCCCTTCTATTAGGGGGGGGGAGAATGAGAATCAATAGGCCCAAACATCCTACTTTAATCCGTTATGACGATAACGGAAATCCTATAGATCACTATAGGAAAACTACTCTGCCTAAATTCGGCACTAATAATCCTATTATTGTATTGAGGAAAGTGCAACATGACTCAGATGAAAAACCGGATGAAACCGTTGGATGACGATGAGTTAGAAGTCAAAGTTGCAGTGTATATGGAACGTCTAGATACTTATATAGAGACTTCCACAGAATTAAATAGAACTTTAGTTGCTGGATTAGAAAGAGTTAATACTGAATTAGATGAATTGAAACATTGGCGTACTAAATTTTACGGTGCTAAGACATTAGTTATGATGTTATTCGCTATGTTTGCCCATGCGGGAGTTGTTTTAGCTGCGGTGATTGGTATCTTAAATTGGTATTCCAAATCCCCAAATTAATATTAGGAGTCTTGCATGGCTAATGAACGACATAATGATGCACGGGAATGGGAAGTAGATTTATCTACTCGCCAAGCTGTTCATCCTTATACAAAGTATACCCCATTCAGAACTGCAACGTCAACTACAGCGGCAAATCTATTAGCAATTGATAGGGGAGAAATTGCAGTAAACTGGGTGACGAACCCTAGAATAGAGGCTGCTGATGTTACAATGTTTACGGCTACTGGGTCAGCTATTGCTAGAAGTACAGCCCAGCAATCTGTAGGAGCAGCCTCTCTCCTCACCGATCCAGGTAATTCTGCTGCGGGTGAGGGTTTTTATTGGGTTTCTTCTGATATTGGTTTTGATGTACATCCTCAGTATTTATCTGCTCAATGTGAAGTACGTGGTGCATCCGCTTCTGGAAGTGTTAAAATAGAAATTAGGAATGCTGCGGGAACTACTGTCTTGGCTACTTCTGCCGATACTAATCTAACTACTAGCTTTGCTCGTATTACTGTTGCATATACAGTAGTAGGAAGTACTGCATCAGCAGGGTATAGGGTTTATGTTATTAGTGCAGCAAACCATAATATTAACTGGTATACTGATAAGATAATGTTTGAAGTACGAGACGATACTAATGCTGTATCTACTTATGTGGATGGAGCTTTAGGGTTGAATTATGAATGGTCGGGAACGGCTAATGCTTCTACTTCTAGGAAACGTCCTGCTATGTCTATAGTTAGAGGAATTCAAATTAAAAATGAATCTGGTACTTCGGCTGAAATTGTTTATGTTGGTTTTGATGTAACTGCTTCTGCTACTACGGGAATAGCTGTATTGGCAGGAGCTACTTATGAATCTAATTTCCCAATAGATTTTAGAGATAATGTATCAGTTATATCAGCTTCAGGAACTCCTACTGTGAGTGGAGTTATTTGGGGGGCTACTCATTAATGACTACAGAGACAATCCAGACTGAAGTAGGGAAGATACCTAGCCCTTCTAACTGGGCTAATAATGCTCAAATGTATCAAACTATAGGGTCTGATACACCCATCCTACCTATTGAAAAACAGGATAATGGGCAAGTTTCCTTAGAAGATATTTCTAATGCGCTTGATGAATATAAGCGTTTGCTTAAAGCAGGGATAGCTTCTAAGGCTGAAACTATGACTTTATCCAGGGCGTTCCCAGATGATGTTACTTTTTCTAAGGCCGCTTCCAAACTTAGTGAGGGAGATGCTATGGTCTTAGGTGGCCCCGCTTCTGTGGAATTAATAGATAGGGAAGGACATCTGATAACTACGGACGCTTTAAATAAAGCATTCGATAAGTATATGGCTAACTTCCGTACTAGAAATACAATGGTACTGCATTCTGATGTGCAAGTTGGTTGGGCTTTGCCAGCCTATATTACTAAGGGTGGACAAATATTTAAGAGTGGTGTAGGAACAAACGGACTATTTTTTATTACGGAACTAAGGGACGATACAAAAATTGCCCAACGGGTTATGGATCAAGTAAATGAAGGAAAGCTAAGAAGTTATTCAATTGCGGGAAGTGCAACCAAAGTTCAAAATATGCAGAAAGGTTTGCAACCCTATATGCAAGTAGACGAAATGGAACTTGCAGAGGTTACAGTTTGTGAGAAGGGAGTAAACCAAAGTGCTGGATTTGATATACTAAAAGCTGAAGGAGCCGTTGCTACTTGTATTGATGGGAGTTGTCTAGTACAAAAACAGGAATGCGACGGTAGTTGCTTTCTTCAGAAAGAAGAGGGTAAGATTACTCAGCCAGATTCAGGCTATAGAAACGCTACAGATATTGAAATGAAGAATGGTATTATGTGTGGTGCATGTAAATTCTTCAATAAACAGGAACAGACATGTGATATAGTGGAAGGAATAATTGAAGACCACATGTACTGTAAAGTTTTTGCTCCGCTAGACGCATCTCCAACTCTTGAAGAAGGTAGGGAATTAACTATGTTAATGGAAAAAGAAGACGGGTCAATTGATTTCACTGGATCTTTCTTGGAATGGATGGAGAAACAAGCCGCTCCTAAAAAGAAAATGGCTGCTACTATTTCTACACTACTTAATGTAGAGGGAAGAAGGAATGAGCATGACCAGTTATTGAGGGAGTATGGATTTCCATCTGCCCAACCTTTTGAATCTATGCGGTATACCCCAGTAGTAGAAACTGAAACAGATAACTTTGGTATACCTATGCATATAAAGCCACCGTGGGTAGTGAATGAAGCTGGGGAACATCTGGGAACGAAACTCGATAGTGATGCTTCTACTTATGATTCTTCTCTAGCCGCTAAAGCTCACGAAAGTTTTAAAGGTAGTATGCATCCTTGGTACTCTGTAGAGATAGCGGTTAAGAAATCTACCCACCCATTTTCCAAATGGTTAGAGAATAATAAATCCTATTTATAATCATGATATACAATATTAATTGGATATAAAGCTTGACTTTCCGAATTCTTGGTGTATAATAAAATGACACAAGAAATTTAAGGGGGGTCAGATGATAAGTAGTATAATTGTTATTGGTAGTACGGTGGCTGTATTTATAATGATGGCAGCATTCTTAGAAAGATTTTGTAAAGGGCATTCTATAGAGTACTATAGATATTTAGAAAATAATAAAGTACCGCCCCCAGAAGACAGACAAGATAGAGAGATTCTTTATGGTGATTTATGGGGGGTTAGGAGAAGGTGAAATCCTTGCGTCCACAAATTCTTTTAAGTATAATTATCCTAGGGGCTATTGCTCTACTTTCCCTGGAATTAGAACATATTGAAATTACTACGGGGTGTATTACATTGTTAGGGGCACTGGGAATGAAAATATTGGAGTCGGAAAAGTGAGAAAGAGTTGGGTACGCTGTCCAGGTTGTAATAGAAAGCAACATGCTAAGACTACTAAATCTGGAACTATGTGTACTCCCTGTGCTAAAAAGGGTAAAACTATTCAGACAGGTAGATTTAAATAGATAAGGAGTATTAAAATGGCAGAGTGCTATTGTGATGTTAATGCATACGCTTTGAAGGGTACTTGTGAATGTGAAGAAGACTGCTCATGTGAGTGTGAAATATGTGAGTGTGATGAATCCATTGATATGTGGTCTTCTGATTTACCTTCAGGTTGTGCTTGTGGTGGGAATTGTAGTTGTCAGGAATCCTCTGATGAAGCTCAATAGAACTTTATTAGTTAAAGGGATAGCAGCGGGAATGGAACTCATTAGTTTCTTCATTAAAAAAGACGTAGGAAGATATAGCCCCACTATTATTAATGTTATAGATGCTGGTCATGATGTGGGAATGACTGTATTAACTAGTGTAGAAGTTTTGAAAGATAAGAATCTTACTCCTGAAGAAGAATTAGAACTGGCAGAAAGACTAACCAATAATAAGAGAAGTTTAGATAAAGCCTTGACTTCTTTGATTAAAGATCTTAAAGACCATGCACTTCATCAAACAGAGGAGAAAGAAAATGCTTAATCGTTTTGTAGCTTTATTGATTAGACTTAAAGATATTTTCGCTAAGATAGAGATAGAGCGGAATGAACGTGCCGGGAATGGGGCAGAAATTGTAGAGTTACAAACTAAGATTGCTTCCTTAGAAGCAGACCAATCAGAAGCACTAGTACTACTAGATGAACTAGAAGAGGTAATTAAAAAATGGGAATAGTATCTAATAGAGTAGAAGCTCTTAAAACTATGTGTACTCCTCCTGATTTAAGTGACCCTTTATTTGAGGCAGATACTAGTTGGATAGGAGAGAAATTACGTGATGTAAATATTCTTAATACGGGAATGGTTCATAAACCATTAGACAGTAAATATTGGTGTTGCTCTCGATTAGATTTTGATGCTATAATCAAGTGGGATTGGACTGATAATAAAAGATATATAGCAGAAAAATATGACTGCGATAATTTTGCCTTTAGTTTTAAAGCTAGAATGGATAGGAGATTTCATTTGAACAACGTGGGCTTGGTGATTGACTATGCGGGTGGACACGCCTATAATGTGATTGTTTTCTCCGATGGAAGTGCGACATTGTTTGAGCCTCAATCAGACAGCTTCCCACGTTTAAATCCATCAGCTGGGTATTATAGATGTACCTCAGGGTTTATAGTGATATAATGGAACTCCCTTGTCAGGGGAGTAAGGAGGTGATCCACTTCACCTATGGGGGCATCTGAATAAGGTGCCCCCCACCACTTGACGCACTTTTCAAGCCGTGGTATGCTGGACTCCGAATTAAATTTTGGAGGTGCTTATGAGCATAGATAATCCAGTAAAATTCTTTTGGGTGATGGTATTTATAGGAGTAATTTGTAGTGCCTTATGAATAAGAATGATGACGAGAAACCTATTCCTAATTGGATTTCCTTAGGTACTGAGTTATTAGAGAATGCAATGGAACTTGGTTCTTATACTGAAGCCCAAAGATTATTAACAGCACCTGGAGTAGACCCTGCATTATATATGTTATTTTGTTCTATGCCCCAAGGGAATAATTGTGCTACGAATGGGTATCCAGAAGCAATGTGGTCTGTAGATGAGATACGAAACTTGATGCAATGTGCTTTTATGTTAGGTATATATGTTAAAAAATCTGTAGGAGAAGCAGATAAGTTATGGTGATGTCCTATTTAGTTACGTCTAATGCTGATTATACTAGACGAGTAGATGAGATTGAGCAGAAAATTGATATATTGTTAGACAAAATGAAACTTTTGGAGTATAATATAAGTGTATTGTCCGATGCCTTGAATAAAGAATTGGATTATCTTTCAGATAAACTCAGGGCAATTAATTAGTAAAGGAGGGAAGTAGTATGGGTTTAAATCAATTAGAAGTTCATGAGAAAGTTTTGTACCCAGTTACTAAAGTATTGGCAGGACAAGCTGGAGGAAGTGGGGTCTTAGTGTATAGTAAAGAAGACCCTGAAAAACCTGGGGACTTTATTAATATTGCTTTAACTTGTCAACATGTTATTGATGGAGCTATTAAAGTATCTGAAACATGGGATAACATCCTTAAGAAGGATGTAAAGTCAGATGTGTTAGAGGAAGTTCGCATTGAAGTCTTTGACTACGATAAGAGTAAAGTAGTGTCAGCTAATTCTACCTCTGCTCAAATTATTGCTTACGATAAACACCATGACTTAGCCGCTGTTAAACTAAATAATACTAGACCTATGGTTAATGTAGCTAGTATTATACCTAAGGAAGAAATAAAAGAACTCCAAGTAACTGACCCCGTATGGGTTTGTGGATGTTCTTTACTTCATGATCCTTTTCCAAGTCCAGGTAACCTAACATATCTACGTGAAATTATTGACCAGAAGGCTTACCTAATGCAGAATGCTCCCAGTATATTTGGGAATTCTGGTGGTGGTTTGTTTCATGGAGAGTCTGGACATTTGTTAGGATTAACGTCTAGAATTACTTCTACCCAATTAGGATTTGGTATAGACATTATGACATGGATGGGATTCAGTACTCATCCCGATAGACTATATGAGTTCTTTGAACACCAAGAATTGCAATTCTTGTATGATGATAGTGATAATTATCATGATGCTCAAGAACGAAGAGAGAGTAGGAGACATGAAGCTTTACGGAACCTTTTGTTTGAGTCCAAAGGAGAAAGTCCGTAGTGCCAGGACTTGACATGCTTGTGCGATTCGGTTATTGTATCATCTGTGACAACGGGCCAGACAAGCAGAATCGTGAGTGGGTTGCAGATTTGGTACGGGATAATAAAATACCACCTGTAATAAAACAATGCTCTAGTTGTAAAGGAGAGAAACCTAATAAAAATCTATTGTATTTAGCAATAGATATTCCAGGGTTAGTGAAATAGGTATGAATAAATGGATCACTAGAGATAAAAAGTTAGAGAAGAAACGGAAGCGTAGTGGTATATATACTAAAGAACTACCACATAAAGATAAATTTACAAGGAGAGATATTAAACAGGCCCAAAAAAATAAGGAGTTGGATAAAGATAACTTTGACTCAGAAGGTGACGAATGAATATTAATGAAGACTCAGACTTTTACCCTGACCCAGACCATTTAAGCCGTAGTTGCGATGAAGACGAACTTAAAAATTTACTACTTACTAGGGATGAAGTATTATACATAGACGATCAATTAACTATGATGATAGAAAGGGATGGAAGGTCAGATAATTTCTCTACAGTACGTCCTATCTTAGCTAATGCAGGACTACCAGCCCCAGTGGAATTACTAGATAAAATAGGTATGGCAGTATTACAAATTACTGATGAAAGTGCTGAAGATAATTCTAGTGTAACTGTAGTTGTAACAGCCACAGATTTATATATGCTAAGAGAAATTGCTAAGTCAACGGTAAAAATAAATGGACATTTCGTAGGGTTTGAATTAAAGAAAAAGATATACAAACTTTTGTATGAAAGTGAATACAGACTAGAGAAGAGCTTAACAAGGTTGTTGGCAGATGTAGATATGGATCCTTCTACAGCTGAAACTTTAGATTGGAGTGGGGAGTAGGAATAGAATTTATTCTATTTCTATATTTTATCCCACTAAATGGGTTCCCTTGCCACCGGGGAACCCATTTACTTTAGGAGGAGTATGGTAGAGTTATTTGTTGTAGGATTAATATTAATTGTGACGCTATTGATTTCTATGTTCTTGGCTATAGTTAATTGGAAAATCTATATAGTAACAGTTAAAATGTTATCAGTAACTATAGATATATATGTACAGACATTGGAATTATTAAACTATACTAAGAAAACATATGAAGTGTTGGGCGGCGAAGAGGGAGTTGACAAATTCAGAACGAGATGATATGATGATTCAAACGAAGGAGGACAAACGGAATGGTGTATGAACGGAACGACTCTTTCACCCAAAGGAGGGAAAACGGAATGGTTTATGAAGTGACATCACAGTATATTTGTGCAGGGGAGCCTTACGATATTAAAGCATTAGTGATTGCTTACAACTTACTTTCAGCCCAAGCCCAATTAGATTGGCTGGTGCAGAATAAAGATTGTATGTGTCAAGAATGTATCAGGGAATATGAGATAAGTTACTCTACTTTTATGACTTTACCTCAAGGAATGCCAACCTATACTATGTGTGTAAAGAGATAATATGAATACTCCAGAAGAAGAGAAGAGAGTAGAACACGATAGAGTTAGAGCAAGCATACATAAATTTCTAGGATGTACTGAAGACGTAACCTTTGAAATTATTGATCTAATGTTAGATGATGTTTTATTATTTGACCAGAAGCAACGAGATTATGGTAGTACTAATATCAGTAAGTTTGGGCAAGTGGGTGTATTGGTTAGGGTGAGCGATAAAGTGGAGCGGTTGACAAACCTCATTCAATCTGCTAGAGTTCCAAACAACGAGTCTGTCGAGGATTCTTGGCAAGACTTATCAATATATGGGGCTATTGCAAGAGTCGTTAACAAAGGCTCTTGGTAGTAAAACTCTGTACGGAAACTAAAATTTAGGAGGAAGATTTGAAAGCTAAGGGAACCCAGAGCAAAAGCTCTAACAGTAGTCAGGTATATCTTGCAAAGGCAAGACAAGCAGCGCACAAGTTGGCGCAACAGAAAGGGTTTGTTACTTCTGATGATGTTGTTAATGTGGTCGGGATGCCCAGTTCCCCGTCTCTAGTTGGCTCTATCTTCAAAGGGAATGGATTCACCAGGGTTGGTTACACGCCTTCCACTCGCAACTCTACTCACGGTAGGGAAATCGGGGTCTGGCGTTTGAAATCTAAGCTTAGTTAAAGCTTAGGATACACAGGGCTACCCTCTAGTTGCAGAGTCTAGAGGGTAGCTTATATTTTGAAGGAGAAGAATATGTTTAATAGGTGGATGATG